ACTCCAACACCAACGCCTACGCCTACACCGACGCCGACGCCTGTGCCTACTCCAGTTCCTACCCCAGTTCCTACCCCAGTGCCTACGCCTGTACCTACGCCTGTACCTACGCCTGTACCTACACCAGTGCCTACACCAGTGCCTACTCCAGTGCCTACACCAGTGCCTACACCAGTGCCTACACCAGTGCCTACGCCAGTGCCTACGCCTACCCCTACGCCCGATACTGGAGATACTGGTGATACTGGTGATACTGGAGATACTGGAGATACTGGAGATACTGGAGATACTGGTGACACTGGAGATACTGGAGATACTGGAGATACTGGTGACACTGGAGATACTGGTGATACTGGTACTACAGGTACTACGGGTACTACAGGTACTACGGGTACTACAGGTACTACAGGTACTACAGGTACTACAGGTACTACAGGAGATGGTACAGGAGATGGTACAGGAGATGGTACAGGAGATGGTACAGGAGATGGAGATGGTACTGGTGACGGTGGTGGCGGTAGCTCTTTACCTTCAGCTACAAGAACCACAGACTCTTTATTCAAGGACATGCTTACTTTAAAGACAAAGGTAGGCTCTACTCAAGGACTCTTATCTTTTAATCCTTATGCTCCACAAAAGCTAGCTCCTGCTCCATTAGCTAGGACTGACATATTACAACAATTTTTAAATCAACAAAGACAACCACTGGAAGCTTCTCCTAGACGACAAGGTATGCTAACAGATGCTAAACCAACAAGAAGGTTCCCTTACTAATGACATACTTACAACTTGTAAACAGCGTACTGCGTAGAATTAGAGAAGATGAAGTCTCAAGTGTTTCTCAAAATAATTACTCAAAGCTTATAGGGGAGTTTGTTAATGATGCTAAACGTACAGTAGAAGACTCTTATGATTGGACTGCTTTGCGGACTACGTTGACTGTTTCTACTTCTGCCTCAACTTTTAATTATACACTTACTAACTCTCAGAACAAAATGAAGATTCTTGATGTCATTAACGATACTTCTAATTTTTTTATGCATTATAAAACTTCTCATTGGATGAATAATGCTTTTTTAATTGATGACGCTCCTACAGGAACACCTCAGTTTTATAGCTTTAACGGTGTAGACGCTAATGGCGACAATGGTGTAGATTTATATCCTAAACCTGATAAAGCATACCAAGTAAGATTTAACGTAGTATTACGTACACATGATTTTACAGCAGACACAGATGTGTTAAGCATTCCTTCTTCTCCTGTGGTTCAAATAGCAACTGCTTTGGCTGCAAGGGAGCGTGGTGAAACAGGTGGTACTAGCGCAGCAGAATTGTTTGGTTTAGCTGATAGAACACTTTCTGATGCTATTGCTTTTGATGCAGCACAACACCCTGAAGAAACTATCTGGTACTCTTAAATGGCACAACAATTACAAAACATTACAGTAGCAGCACCTGCTTTCTTTGGTCTTAACACACAGGACTCTCCTGTTGGTGTTGATCCTTCGTTTGCTTCTGTTGCTGATAACTGTGTTATTGATAAGCTAGGACGCATAGGTGCGCGTAAGGGATACGTAGCTGTCTCAGGTAATGGCTCTTCGGTGTTAGGGAGCAGTCGCGGCATTGAGACAGTCTTTGAGTTTGTGGACACTAGCGGAACTAAGGTTGTCATATCCGCAGGTAACAATAAGATATTTAAAGGCACTACTACTCTTGTTGATATTACACCTAGCGGGTATTCCCCGTCAGCTAATAACTGGAAGTGTGTCACCTTTAACAATCACTTGTATATGGTACAGTTAGGACATGTTCCGTTAATAGCTACAGACGAAAGCGGTTCTTTTGTTCTTGCAGCTATTACTTCTCATTCACATGCCACAGGTACAATGCCTCTAGCTAATGAAGCTTTAGCTGCTTTTGGTAAGGTATGGGTAGCGGACATTGCAGGAGACAAGCATACAGTCTTCTTTAGTGATACACTCAATGGTCATGCTTGGACAGGTGGTGCTTCAGGAAGTCTTAATCTAACAACTGTTTGGCCTACTGGTCACGATGAAGTAGTTGCACTGGCGGCCCACAACAACTTCTTAGTAATCTTTGGCAAGAAGTCTATACTTGTGTATTCAGGTGCTTCTTCCCCTGCTTCCATGACCCTAGCTGATACAATAGAAGGTGTGGGCTGCATAGCCCGTGACTCAGTACAGCACACAGGAACTGATATTTTATTCTTATCTGACTCAGGTGTGCGTAGCTTTGGTAGGACTATACAAGAAAAGTCTATGCCCATGCGTGACATTAGTAAAAATGTTCGTACTGATTTAATGCAGTTAGTACCTTTACAAAACAATGCTATTAAGTCTATATACAGCGCAGATGAAGCAATGTATCTTTTAACACTACCGGATAGTAACTTAGTGTTTTGTTTTGACATGCGGTCTCCTTTGGAAGATGGGTCACAACGAGTAACAACGTGGTCTAGTCTTTTGCCTTTGTCTATGGAAGTGCTTGAGGATGGTTCAATATACTTTGGTCTTGTTTCAGGGATAGTCAAGTATAATGGTTATTTAGACGGAACAAATAAGTATCAGATGCGTTACTTTAGTAATCCAATGGACTTTGGTAACTCTTCTAACTTAAAGTTTTTAAAGAAGTTTAACATTACTGTTATTGGTGGTCAGAATACTAACTCTACTTTAAGTTGGGGTTATGACTATAGTACTAACTATACTAAACAAGTGTTTAGTTTAACAGGCACAAGTAATGCAGGGGAATACGGTATTTCAGAATACAATACAACCGCAGAATATACAGCCTCTGCTGTAATTAACACACCAAAAGTCAACACTAGTGGTAGCGGTGAAGTAGTGACTATTGGTATTGAATCTGAACTTAATGGTTCAGCCTTTTCTATTCAAAAAATTGACATACACGCTCTACTAGGGAGACTCATTTAATGTCCAACTATACAAAGACTACTAACTTTGCGACTAAAGACTCTCTCAGTTCGGGTAATGCGAACAAGATTGTTAAAGGTGCTGAAATTGACACAGAATTTAATAACATTGCCATAGCTAGTGCTACTAAAGCCAACACAGCTGAACCAACATTTACAGGAACAGTCACAGCCCCTACAGTAACTGTTACAGGCACATTAACGGCTAATACAATTACTGGAGGAACTTACTAATGGCGGGCTTTTTTGATAAATTACTAGGGGGTGGTTATAACGACTTGTTTAAGACAGGTGGTGAATACATTCTTGGACAAAAAAACATAGATCAACTACAACAGTATGGTCGTGAAAGACAAGACCAGTTTGGTTTATTAGCAGATAAAGCTCAAACAGGTTCTGAGTTTAAACCTTATACTGTAACTAGCGGTTTAGCTAATGTAGGCACAACTGCTGAGGGTGGTTATGGTATTAACCTTTCTCCTGAGCAACAGGCTCTACAACAACAGCTAATGGGCCAAGCAGCAGGTTTATTTGGACAAGTGGGCCAAGACCCTGCGGCACAGCAATCAGCTATCTACGAGCAATTAAGGGCTACTCAGCGGCCTGAAGAAGAACGTCAGCGTTTAGCTACCGAAGAACGTATGCTTTCTCAGGGACGTTTAGGTATGCAGTCTAATGCTTATGGCGGTGCTTCTCCTGAACTATTAGCACAGGAAACTGCTCGTCAGGAAGCAATGGGTGGTGCCAATATAAGGGCAAGACAGCAAGCTTTAGCAGAGCAACAGCAAGCTTTAGCCGGAGGACAGGGGTTACTGGAGGCAGGTTATTCTCCACAACAACAAGCATTAGCTATGTTGCAAGGAAGTTCAGTACCTGCAGGATTTGCAGATATTGGACGTAGAACTGGTACAGAGCTAGGTTCTCAGCTACAACAGTCTGGACTAGAAGGACGTATGCAAGCAGAAGACATGGCTAATCAGTTAAGACTAGGACAGCAGTCATCTTTGTTGGGTAGCTTGTTTGGTCAAACACCTTCTTTCCAAGACCAATTAAAAGCTGCTGAACTTGGTATTACTTTAGGCGGTTCAGGTGGTGATAGCGGTTTGTTTGGTCAACTAGGTGGATGGCTAGGTGGTTTATTTGACTAATAAAAAACAACAAAAGACTTAAAAGGTAATTAATAATGGCTAATCAAGATTTAATGCGTATGCTAACTGGTGTCAGTAGCGGACAACAACCTGTAATGCAACAGCCTGTAGCAGGGTCTCCTAACTTTCGGGGAGCCTTTGGCGCACAGCAAAATAGGCGTGTAAGCGAAGGCGTAGGTAGAGCTGTGCGTGGTGGCGAACCTTCAGATCAAGAAAGATTGGCTGCTGCTGAAGCTAAGTTAGATTTAAACAGTATTGAAGGTTTGACTACACTAGCTAAAATACAGCAGATACGTGGTGATATGGCAGGGGCTGCTAAAACTGCTGCTAAGATTCAGGCTATGCAAGCTGCTGGCCCTGCGGCTGCTGAAGAGCTACGTAGGTATAATCAAGAGTTTAAACTTAAGGAAAGAGACACAGCGGCTAGGGAAGTACCTTCTGCGTCTGGAGGAAACACTGCTTTAGTCAAAGAGTTTAACTTCGCTAAAGACCAAGGCTTTAAAGGCACCTTCATGGATTTTATGAAAGCTAAGAAAGGTGGAGGCAGCGGTGCAAACACTCAAGTAATACAAAGAGAAGTTAAAGGGTCTATACGCAATATTTTAATAGATAAATTCTCTGGGGACGATATCAAAGACTTAGGTACTAAAACATCTATATCTGCTACAGATGTCCCTACTAAAGTTATCCAAAGGTCTATTGAAGGCGTTCTACAGAATGTATTAATAAATACAAACAGTGGGGAGGATATTAAAATACTAGGAGCAAGCGAAAACCCAAATTTAAATACCGATACTATTTCCAGAGACGTTGACGGTAGAGTACACACTATTCTTATCAACACCGAAACAGGTGACGATATTAAAGACTTAGGCCCTTCTAAAGAAGAAGTACGGAATATGAGTGATATTTTTGACCCAGATACAGGGATTAAGCATAGTGTTCTTTTAGATAAGGATGGCACTATACTCAAGACTATAGGCGTGTCTGCACTACCAAAGTTTAGCGTACTCCGTAATGATGATGGCACATATCAAGTTGTAAACGAATCACTAGGCACACTAGGCTCTAAAGTCGATACTAAAGAAGCTGCGGAAGCAAGGAAAGCTAAGTTTTCTGTATTGCTTTCTAAAATAGCCGCAGTAGATAACACTTTAGGTACGATAGAAGAAGCTAGGGTTTTATCCGATGACGGTGCAACAGGTTTCAACTACTTTGTTTTGTCTAACTTGCCTATTGACACCGATGAGAGAAGATTAGGTCAACGCATTAAGACTTTAAGAGCTAATTTAGGTTTTGATAAGTTACAAGCTATGCGAGACTCCTCACCTACAGGCGGTGCTTTAGGTCAAGTGTCAAATATAGAACTAGAGTTACTGACAGCAGCGTTAACAGCTTTAGACGGTGTAACTTCAGCAGCAGACTTTAACAGACAGTTAGATAAAGTAAAGAAGCATTATAGTAACTTTAAAAAGTCTATGCTTGGACAGACGCCTAATATTGACTTCTCTTCTCCTAACTATAAAGGAGTGGTGGCTGTTAAAGATGGTGTACGCTACATGAAAGACCCTCTTTCGGGGGACATTTATAATATAGGAAAAGTTAAATAATGGAAACCTATGATAAAGTAACTGACCTTGGTTTATTATCTTCTTTGTCTTTTGATAATGGATACAAAGAGCCTGATGAGTTTGACAAGGTAACTGACGCTGCTTTACTAGCCTCTTTAAAAGACAGCTTCTCCCTTGAGATAAGTTCTACTTTAAACGAAGAGATACAAGGTTTAGTTGATCCTCAACCGGAAGACCCTAAGACATGGGCTGACTGGATATCTCCTTTATTAGAGGTAGGTACTGCTATGGCCGTAGTAGGGCCTGCAACAGCTAAAGGTGTAGCCGTTGGGACTCCCGCAGGCCCCGTAGGTATGGGCATTGGAGGGTTAGTGGCAGGTGTAGCAGCTACTTCAGCGGTTGTCTACGGCAGTCGTTTTGCAGGTGAAGGTGTTGAAGCTCTTATAGAAGGCAGAGAGTTTAACCCAGACAAAGCTATGCAAGAAGCCTTAGACGCAGCTCAGACTGAGGCTTTATTCTCTACTGCCTTTGGTGTTGCTTTCCCCATAGGTTCCAAAGTTCTTGGGCTAGGTAAGACAGCCTTAAAGGATAAGTCTATGCTGACTGAACCACAGAAGAAAGTAATAACTGAATTACAGGCTAAGCTGAAAGAGTACAACGCTAGTCTTTTGCCTAGCATGGTTAGCGATGGAAAGGTTGCTGAAGTCTTAACGAGTATTGCTAAAGTTTCTCAGCTTACAAAGACTACTGTAAACAAGTATTTAGACTCTTATGGCATGTACATGGGAGACCAAGCGGAACAGTTAATACTTAAGTTTAAAGCGGGGGGGCCTACTAAACAAGGTGAGTTACTTCAGGGTTTAATCACTCAAACAGATCAAGCGTTAAGAGAGATTGTGGAGCCTCTATATAAGAACATAGATGCTTTAGGTAAAAGGGTGACAGTTAGAGCAGAAGAAAAGGCTGTGTCTTTAGCAGATGAGTTAAAAGGAGGGTTTAGAGCAAAAACAACATATAATAAAAAAGGAGAGCCTATAGAAAACTTTGAGTACCCTAACCCTGAAACTAAGAAAGCTGTGCAGTATTTAGAGACTCTACCTGACGACTTAAACTTCTTTGAAGCACATAAGAGACTATCCGCTGTAAAGGCTAGACTATCGGCTGCTATGTCTTCTTCCTCTAAGAACCCTGACCAAGTCAAGGTGTTGGGGGCTACTGCTGACTTACTTAAAGACGCTATGGATGAAGCTGCTGAAAGGTTAAGCCCTGCTCTTAAGAAGCAATACCAAGAAGTCACTGATATGTACAGTAGAGGTAGGTCAGTTGTTACTGGGACTTACTTAAAGAAAGCACTTGAAGTGAACGACCCAGTTAAGATAGGTGCTATGCTTACTGGCGATGGTCTAACCTATGGTATTAAAGAGATTAAGGAACTTAAGAAGTTAGCAGCAGAGTATAAAGCTAAGTTACCTAAAGATAGTAAAATAAAGGGTTTAGATGTTGACCCTATGGAGGGTATACGTAAAGGTTTCTTAGCTCAAATACTAAGGGTAGGCCCTGAGGAGTCTATACAGTCCTTTCAAAAACTGAGGACTAAAATGAACGACCCTCGTTTTAAAGAGACCTTTGATGAACTTTTCAAAGGCACAGGTTCTAAGAAGCAATTAGACAGTCTCTTTGAAGAGTTAGCCATACTAGAGAGAGTACAGGCAGGCGGTGCAGGTTTTCAGTTAGCCGTTGCAGGTAGGGAGCTAGGAGCTATATCAAACCCTCAAGTTGGTGTCTTGTTAAGGAGCTTCCTTCCGTCCTTTGTGGCTAATAGAGCTATCGCTGGTAAGAATATGGATAGAGTTATTAACATGATAAAGACAGCTAAGGTTACATCTAACAAGGGTATCCCTTTACCTAAGGGTTTTGAAGCTAGACTTCAGCAGCTCTTGACAGGACAGAAGGTAGGTCTTGGTTTAGGTGCTTTAGCTACTGAATCTAACCAGTAAACAAAAGCCCCCTAGGTATCTCTCCTAAGGGGCTTAAGTCTAACCTTTTACTACTACACTATTTCACATGTACCACCCGCACAGGCTAACTCTTGACTGCCTGTTGTGTTATCCTCTTGTTCAAACTGTTCAAGATCAATCCAATCTACACCTTTAGGCATTTCTGCTAATAGCTTTTTATATTCATCAGCGGTAATGTCCTCATAAGGAGCTTGCTGATAAACATGGTCACTCACTGGCAACAAACTAATACCGCTACAGATATCAAAGTTATCCCATATCCACTGAGCAACTTTCAGGAACTCATCATCTGTGTAATAAACAGTGATGCTTGGCTTATGCTCACACCAATGATTCTGATATGCCTTCCAAAGTTCTAACTGTTGCATTGCACCTACTTGTCTGACCGTTGTACTGGTCTTAGGTGCTTTTACAGGGAAACTAAACACAGAGGAGCTAGGTGACATAACATCTTGTTCTACTGGGAATCCTGCTTGCTCCATAAAGACTGCAAGTGGGTCTTTCTTGTCGCTACGTACCCTTCTAATGTAGTGCTTAGAGAAACGAGGATGTATGCCAGAGGCACTGTCAACAAGCTGAGATACAGTACCGCTTGGCTTAACAGCAGTAATAGCTGTAGACTGATTAATGCCAAGTTTTTCAGCCCATTTTTTATTAACTTTAACAGCAACATTCTTTAGTTCCTCTAACCACTCTACGGTTTTATCCGATGCTGTGCCGATAACAGGGTGATCCATAATTCCTGTCATGCTTACACCCAACAATGCTTCCTCTTCTGTGTTCTTCTTCCAAATATTCCTAAGGTATCTAAAGTCAGTTAATGTAGCCTGTAGTGTGCCTATCATAGCCGCTACTTCTACCTTAGCCTTAAGCGTCTTTAGTGTATCGTCAGCACGTACAACCACCTCGCTAAGGTTACAGAACTGATTACTGCGTAGAATTATCTCAGAGCATGGATTAGTACCAAAGTCCTGTTCTGCATCCCTACGGCCATTACGTCCTGCAATCTTCTGTGCCGCTACACGACTAAAGATACCACGCTCACCTGCTTTAGATTCGTACATGGTCTGCATCTCAGACAAGAACGATTGGAAGTCAGGCTTCTCTGTGTACGCTACGCTGTTGTTAGCCAATGCACGTTGTCCTTCATTTCTCCACCAATCACCAGACTTAGCCTTAGCCATACGTTGATCCGACAGGTTAGACAGGCTAATCAATGCTGAACGTCTAACGCCACCTACAACGACAATGTCAGCAATCTTACATACGATGTCGTGGCACTCAATAGATGTCAGCTTGCGACCTTTAGCTTTCTGGAAGACTTCAATGCAGAAGTTAAACAAGTCCACCAAAGGCTCTGGGCCAGATGCACGACCACCAAAGGTCTTGAGTCTTTCACCTGATCCTCTAACTCTGCTCACATCCCACTGAGGTATCTTACCTGCGTACAGCATAGCAATTAACTCACGGAATGCGGAAGCCCAACCAATCTTGCTGTCCGACACTACAATGAGGCTGTCAGTCTTATGAAATGACTCAGCAATCTCTGGCAGCTTGTTGATAAAGTTACGTTCAACACTAAAACCTACACCTGTACCGCACATAAGCACGTACATAAGCTCGTCAAAGGAGCGTGGAGAGTCTATGTGTAAGTAGCTACAGTTGAACCCTGCTACGTTGTCTTTGTCTAAGGCTACCCCTGCTGTCATCATGCATCTCATGCTAGGCATAACTTCTAGGTTATGTATCGCATCGTATAGTTTCTGCCCTTCCTTGACTGTAATCTGCTCACGATCTCTCCAGAACTGTACATAACGAAACACTGTCTCACTCCATGTCTCTCTACGGTTATGCTCTGGCATCCAACGTGCGTAGCGGCTCTTGTGTATAAACTGTTGATACTGATCCATTAATTATTCTCCTTGGTTACAATGTCTGTTAATAATGCGAGATACCACATAGCTTTTTGTAAGTCTTCTACCTGCTTGCCTTTGTAATCATAACGCCAAAGGTATTTCATACAGTTACCTTTAAGATAACCCTTGAAAGCTACTGAAGACATGGACTCTTCAATGGCTTCAATGCATTCAATGTTGCCAGTGTTGTAATGTTTAGGCTTGTTGACAACATCTTCAGCCACAGTCTGTTTAGTTGCAAGGTCTTGTAAAGCCTTGCGTATAGCTTCTTCGTGGTCATAGGCGTGTGCTTCTTGCATAGCCATGTCGATGTATGGCTTATAGTCTATGGAGTCTTTCTCAACAGCAGGATGTTCTTTACGTAATCTGTCCCACTCAGTAGGTGTTGCATCATTAAGTCTCATCAATTATTTCCTCATCTTTAAATTCTTCAGCAAACTCATCAAAGTTTCTAATAAGTCTATGTTCAAAAGCTTCTAGCAAGTCTTTAGTGCTGATGTCTAGCAACTCAAGAACCAACAACTCATCTGCATTTACTATAATCTTTTCTTTAAGCTCTTCAAGTGTTAAGGACATGGCTTCTTCTTCCCTTTAATATACTTTGTCATTTCCTTTGCTGTGTCAACCGTGTAGTGCTTAAAGTTATTCTTCTCACACCACTCGCCCATTGTAATCTTACCGCCTTTCCTTACCTTCTTGCTTGGGTTGCTTAGGACAAACACTAGTTCCCAGTTGTCGAGACTATCTCGCACCGCTGTATACTTCTGTGTATCACCTGCCCTAAAGAACCCTTTGCACTCTATCAATACCTTCTTGTCTTCATGTACAAAGTCCGGTATGTACTTCCTGTGTGTCGTGTAAGGTAAGCTGTAAGGCTCAAACTTATACTGACTGTCTAACTTCTCTGATAAGTTCTTCTCAAGTCCTGACCTAAACTGAGTCATCTAAAGTATCCTCTATCGTTAGCCTACGAAAGCCATCCCAATCCCTACGCATATAGATCAAGTTCCAACATACCTCTAGCCTGTCCTGCCAATCTTCAGGGTGAGCCTTTTGCCACGCCTCTTGTACCTTAGCAAGCATGTCAGGCTTACGGACATCAGCTAGAAGCTTCTCTGCTCTCTTAACGCCAATGCCTACAAGACCTTGAATGTTATCGGTAGAGTCTCCTGTAAGCATCTGTAAGCACATCTTATAGTAGCCTTGGTCTTTACACACATGGTATAAAGTTTCTTTGTTAAAGTTATAATGCCAACCCTCTACCATGTCAATGTCTTTATCTATGTGAGCTATGACAAAATGTTCCTTGGCATCTAAAGCCTCTTGCGCCCATATACTTACTACATCATCTGCTTCACAATTGTCAGACTTAAAGTGTCCTAAGCTATAAGCGTACTCATTAAGAGCCTTGCGTTTTTCCGTTAGCTTAGGGTCTGGGTCTTCCTCTTTCCCTTCCTTAAGATTACGTTTACCTTTATAGTCTGCTTCTATTTTATAACGGAAGTTACCTTCACCTTTAATAGCCACAGCTATCTCAGAACTACAAGTCTCCCACTCAATATTTTCAATTTCTTCCTTATAGTATTTCTTAGCTTGGTCAAGAGTAATGTCTTTAAGTGCTATCCGGTAGATAATTGAATCAGCATCAACAAAACATTTGTCAAAGGGCTTACCTTTTGGTTTAGTATTCATGTATCACTTCCAGTATTAGCTCGTTAGCTATAGCATGTGGTAATCTAAACCACTCGTTAATGTTGTCGCACTCTTTGGCTAGTCTTGCGTGTGCCGCAGCTTCCCCTGCTCTCCTGTCGTTTACCTCATAAGAGTACAGTAAAGTATAATCTCTGAAGGGTGAGGACGTTTGATAATTCTTAATCCTATCCATAGCGTCTACTGCCATCCCTACCTTTACCCAACCTTCCCAAGCAGGGTTCGTGATTATATACACCTGACCCTCTGGACTAGTATCGTAGTTCGCTAAGGAACTAAAGGCCGCTTCCTCAAACCCTTTGTAGCGTCCTGCTTTGTACAGGGGGTGAGTCTTCTTGACTTCCTTACCGTTGACCCACATGCGTTTGGCATCCCTTGCCTGTACCGCTGACTTATTATCCTTGTAGTACTTACCTTTAGTGGGTGTCTGCCCAAGTGTTTCCGACTTTGTAATCACCCTCAAGTGGGCAGTTGAGTTTGTAGTAGAGTCCTGCGGCTTGCATACAGCTTGTGGCAAGTCTCCCAAAGACATCTGATTTGTCTGCTCTAACTTCCGTTTGGATTTCATCATGTATATTACCTATAAAGTTATAGTCTATACCCCATAGTATAGCATATTCGTCAAGTAAACACAACGCTTTCTTCATTACAATCGCACCTGCTGACTGCAATAAAGTGTTCAATGCCGCGTGTGCTGATCGTACATAGACCCTTCTTTTATCCAATCCAAGAACATAGCCTCTTCCAGATGCCACCCCAACTCGCTCTCGTAATCTTCCAAGAGATGGCGTATTTGCAAGGAACTTTTCCTTAAGTCGTTTACCATCAACTGCAGTTCCCCCAACGATACTTCCGATTTTTGCGTCCCCTGCTCCATATAGGAAAGCGTATATAAAAGTCTTTGCTTGATCTCTAGTTTCAAGGCCCGCAGCCAACTGGTTTGCCGTGTGAATATCTCCGTTGAGTACTTCATTTGTGTATCCCTCGTCGTTCATGTAGTGTGCTAACATTCTAAGCTCTAGCTGAGATGCGTCCATACCTACCAACTTGTATCCCTCTGGCACAGTCCACACATCTCTGCACTCTCTGCCGTAAGGTGAATACACTGCCGGAATTTGTCCCATGTTCGGACTACTGTGTGTCATGCGTCCTGTCACAGCACCGTTGGAATTAACGTAGCCGTGAACCCTTCCGTCATCCTTAACTGCCTCTAGCCAACTCTGAACCTGTGCTATGCGCTTCTGTAGCATAAGGTACTCACCTATCAACGCGGCCTCCGGTATGTCTTTGACTGCTCTAAGCACTGCCTCGTCAACAATAGGCTGTCCCTTCTCAGTGAACTGCTTAGGCTTCCAACCGTAGTACTGCAGGTGTCTGCCTATCTGCTGTCGTGAACCTAGATTAAACACTGGGAAGTCTATGCGGCTAAAAGGTGCTATAGCTGTTTCCCATTGCTCTCCTAGGAACTTGAGTCCGACAATAGAGATCGTGCCATCTTTCTTAATCTTTGGTGTGACTTGTTTAATAAATGTTGCCAATGGTTTAAAAACTTCATGCACTTTGTCTTCAAGGTCATACTTCTTCTCCTTTAGTTCAGCTAACAATAAAAAACACTTCTCTTGGTCTAAGAGCCAACCTGTTTTAATCTGGCTTGAAATAATACCCTGTACTTGATGCTCAAGATCAATGCATTCAGGCTCAAAACCCTTAAGCTCAGAAAGTAATCTCTTGTACACCAACGTATTAACTTTAACATCCTGTACACAATACTCCAACATATCATGCGAGAAATTATCCCAATCATTATAATCACCTTTTGGTTGGTTTAGTGTCTGCCCCCAACTCTCTAAAGAATGTCCACCGTCCCTTGAGGGATTCGCTAGTCTTGATAGGACTAGGGTGTCCGTAATCTTACACTTGCTAAAATCAGTACCTAATAACCTCTCCAACACTGGTATGTCATAGCCAATTATATTATGGCCTATCACTTCACAGTTATCAAAGCCCAGAAGCCACTCATTGAAGTCAAATAAACTGAAGCCATGAAACTCAAAGAACTCTTCAGTGCCTACAATGTGAGCAACGATACACCACACCCTATCAGGGTTTAAACCGTTAGCCTCTATGTCAAATACTATTTTCATTAAAACTCCGTCTCATTACCTACTGGACAACTGGTTTCTATCATTCTACCAGACTCCTTATCATAATACAGGTAACAGGCCGGTCCTGTCAAGCCCACGAACCTATTTTTTAACACTCTCACACAGGTTGTGTTACGTGTCTCAGGGTCTGCGTGTTGCTGATCTCGCTCTAAACCAATAACTATGTCGCTAAGTTGCGCGATTGCCGCTGAACCTCTGAGTTCTCCCAAGCTGATCTTACCGCCATCTTCATGTGCCTTTGAGCCACTAGGTCTACGCAAGTGTGATACTAAAAATAGCCCTACACCTGTCTCTTGTACTAGCTTACGCAAATTGGTCATAATGCTGTCGATAGCTTTACGCTCGTCACCGTTGTCCTGATCGCTGACCACGATGCTGAGGTGATCTAGAATTATCCACTTGCAGTCCAAGCCTTTAGCCATGTAACGTATGCGGCCTAATAGGTTATCCTCGCTCGTAGAACCCCAATGGTCAAACATATAGATACGTCCTGAGCCTAACGTCCTGTCCCAATAGCCCTTCTTCTCTTCCTGTGATACCGTCTTGTCAAGGTGAAGCTGCTTGTTAGCCTCTATGGACATGATGCCTAAAGCTGTCTTGGGGATGTCCTCCTCTAACGCTAGGATACCAATGTTATCCTCAGTAGCACCTAGTAGATAATGCTCTAGCTCTCTGACTATCTGAGACTTACCCATGCCTGAGCCGGAGGTAATGGTGACTAGCTCCTTGGGTCTAAAGCCGTGGGTATATTCATTAAGACAAGCCCACGGATAGTCGATTGACTTCACGTTGGACTGCTTAATAATCATGTCCCATGTCTCATTACCTGCCACGATACCGTCAGGCTGATAGGTCTTAGCGTTCCACCACTCCTTAACAAAGTCCTGCACCTTACGAGCCTTGAGCATGTCCCCTGCATCCTTCATGGGCAGTGTAACATTCTTAGCCTTATTGGGGGTGAACAAGTCCAGTACTGACCTTGCGGCCTCTTGTCCGGCCTTGTCATTGTCAAAACATATAATAACGTTGTCGAACGTCTCAAGCCATTCAAGATTAGCCTTGATGTCTTTAGCCGCACTAGCCGCACCCGACCTAATGGATACTACAGGCCATTTGCCATCGAACATCTCATTAACTGCCAGAGCGTCTGCCTCTCCTTCTACTACTGTTATGTACTTACCGCCTGACTTGAATGCTTGTTGACCAAAGAGTCCTGCATTGTCAAAGGAGCCTGTCGCATAAAATTGTTTGTTCTCTACTATACGTACCTTAGTCCCTGTAGCCACGCCTGTATCTTTATCGTGGTATGGGTAGTGGTGCTTGGTAATTGTCCCATCAGTACCGTACTCAACTGTGACACCATACCGCTTGGATGTCTCTTGGTTGATTCTACGATCAGGGATTGCCGCTATTACACCTGTCATTTCTAATATCCTTGTAGGCTTGTTGTTACTTGATAATTGACTGATCTGTCCGCTGCCGTGTTCATAGTGACCACAACCACCCGAAAAACAGGTGGCGTGGCCGTCTGAATAACGAGCCAGATTGTCGGATGAACCGCACGATGGGCATGGCTCATGTCTAACAAAGGTTGACTCGACTGACATTAAAACTCCTCACCATCATCTTGCTCTGCTACTTCCAACACCTTGATCTTGTTAAGGTAGGTGCTAGTACCGTGTACTGGATGCGGTGCGCCTGATTCTGCCCACAGTAACCGTACCTTAGAGCCACGACCAATCCGACCAGTAAAGGGCATACCCTCTTTGTCATAGACAGGTACGTCATACTTGGTGCTAAACTTCCGTTGTTTGACTCCTTCATACTCTCGCATCTTAACGCCTAAGCCTGATAGACTACTAGCGGTGTCCTCGTCTACGCTAATAACGACTGAGTATTTACCTGTAGACTGACCCTGATACATTTCGTGGGTGTCTAGGTTCTCAAATGCTAATGTTCCTTCTACTACTGCCATAGTTACTTCCTCGCTTGTTATGATACTTAAGTATCGTTTAGTTAAACTTTAATTATAATCTTTAAAATATTCCTTTGCTTCTTAAGTATATTATACTGCTAATTGATTGACCTGTCAAGCACCAATTCATCTAATTTTATTTCAGTGCTTGAATCATTCCACGCATCTTGCATTGCATCCATTGAATACCTAGCACAAACATTACATAGGTCTAAATGGTGTCCGGTGTTGTGGTCAATACGCTTAAGTTCGTATTCGTTCATAATAGTGTCACATGCTTTGCATCTACTCATTTAAACACCTCATTATACTTCTTTGTCATATTCTTGTATGAATTATTATAGTACTCGTCCGTCATTTGCTTGGTTACTCTAGCCATTAGCTCAGAGAGGGGCATACAGTATACTTGATACTCTATAAGCTCATTGACCATGTTCTGAGCCTCTGGCTCTATCCACTCGCTAGGCTCATACTCGTAGCCTATTAGTTCCTCCTTAATCTTGCTCATATACTTGTCCAAAGGTGATTAATATGAAAGGTAAGTATAGCATTAAGCCCATGAAAGGTAAAGCCCCTACCTCTTCCGTCTGTTTGTCCACTGTCCACACTGCGCGACTGTCTGCAATCTCTAAGAATACTCCGCAACCATTGATAAGCTCTATGGTTAAATGTCTATTAAATATCATCATACGCTTGTCTCCATTAATCCTGCTTTAGCTTTGAGTGACGCTATAGCCGCATCTATCTCCCATTTCTGCATAGGTTCATACTCGTATGCATCAGGTAACTCTTGGGTATCGTGTAGGTCGTCACCATGTAGCCAATCTCTTGCATCGTCATCCCAACCACTCATAAGTCACCCCCAAGCACTACAACTGCCATTGTGTACAATATAAGGGTTACTACAGCCGTTCCAACGCTTAAGAGTCCCCATCCTACCACTTCAACTATAAACGTATTACGTGCGTCTCTGTGGGCTTCTCGCTTGTCCATAAATATCTTTGCTTTATTCATCATTGTTCCTCCTATCATGTTTACCTGATTCCCAGACTGCATAAAGTCCAGACGTAATTAATAGTATACTCATTACTGCCATTATGTTACCGCCAATAGTTTTTTTAACTTGTTGATCTCAGACTGCCAAACCTTTTTTGCTCTAGCGTTTGAATACCAATCACGCTGTTTTTCATGGTGTTTAATCTTGCGCTTTATGTCTGATATGCTCATGCTGTCACCTCTATATTTTCAATTCTGTTTATAAATTGTTGCGCATCATTTTCAGTTTTAAAATACGGGCTTTTAAAATCGTCGTTATTAATATAAAAACTATTCTTTATTGGCTCGTACAAATGACTGATAGATTGGGAACCATCAACATAAAACAATGTAATCCCTGCTGTGGGTGAAGAATAAAACCTTTTATATTCAAAACTTTTAATTTTCATACTGTCACCTCATTGTTGCCTAAAAAGTTAATGTCAACGCACCGCTGATAATCATCTTTAGGGTATGTCCCCAGATTGAACGTTTCACCAACAAAATAATCTTTACAGCTTCGCTCAGTAGATTGTGGGCTAGTGGATGTCATGTAATTATATTTTGGATCATCAAACAGCACTTCAACACTGTTTAAGGGCTGAATCAATGCTTCTTTAATAGAGTCTAACGTCAATCTGTTGTAATGCGTCCCTATTGTAACTGTGACTCGTTTATTCTCATAATTGGTAATGCCGTAACCATGCATTGAATCGACAGCAGTCACCACCTTATAGCCATCAATCATAAAAGAATAGCGTGGGTTGCCTATGTAACTACTAGGCAATCGTTTAATGTCAGATACTATGCCAGTGTGTCTTGTAATATTTTTCATTTCTATTCCTCTCTATTGGTTAAATTGATTTGCTAATGACTGCCAGTGTAAACGACAATCATAGGTAAAGCAATTATCCAAAGTAATTGTCATTGAGTTTCAGCATATATGACCCGTTACTATGGGGCATTGCTACCATAACCTCCGTGTCGTCGTCGTCCATTGCCTTGACCCATCCATCGCTATCAGTAACAGTGAAACCTCCCGCCTTTAATTGCTTGACTAGGGTATTAACCTCTCGCTTATTTTTCATAAACTTGACCATGCTATGCTACCTCCCGTAATCTGTTTCGTTCTCTTTGTCTAACGTCACATAATATATCTAATAATCTACTCGCTGATTCATTTGCTTTGCGCGGAAAGGTATCGGAAACCATATCTTCAACTGCTAACATGCATTCAAACTGAGCATCAGCAAAGCCCTGTGCGCGTAGCTTGGTTGAATCGTCGTGATAGTCTGCCTTTGCTATACGCTCCCAGTGGCTCCGTTCCTCACAATGCTTTATGTAGTGTGTTTCCGCTATTGTCATGTATTCAGTGTATGTCATATCTATATACCTTTAGTTGATTAACCTACGTCTTCAATTTTATAACACAATCGTACTCTGTGTCTACTACCCTTACCAATAGCACTCCAATCTTCAAGGACACCATCACGGCTTACCGCACAATGACTAGCAGTTAAGAACATATAACGGCCTGACATTGGCGCATGGTTGGCTACGGTTCCTAATGTAGCACCGTAAACATTAGGAACATGAACTAATTGCTTACCCATTGATTGATATAGTTTGATAATGTGCCATTGTGAAATACCGCGACCCTTAACCCTGCCGACTGTACGTTCTGCGATTGCCCTAGCCTTTCCGAATGATAAGTCACACGCTACCGCCAAGCCTATCACTGTACAAAAGTTATTGTCCTTATAGTATTTACTACCTACCTTTGATAACTCTGCGTAGGAATGTCTAAAATGTTTGATCTTATTCATTTTCTAATACCTTTAGTTATTCACTACAAACACCAGTTGCCTAGTGTCTCCAGTGAATAACCGCTGATTAAATACGGTACTGCTTAACGGCACACCTTCGCCCTAGGGCTACTTCCCGTCATAACCGTTTCTAATCTTGGTTATTCTGCCCGCTAAGGATGGTCTTCTGTCTCACTATTGCCAAGGCTACTAAGCTGAGAGTTTAAACCGCTATTGCGGGGGGCTTCAGGGACTGTTTCCTTCGTCTTCAGCCTATAAGTCACCTTGGTAACTGCTGAAGCTAGGTATCAATCTGGGGAACCGTTCCCCTGTTGCCTGAGTCCATTGTATCGACTCAACAGCTAATGTATATAATGCAAACTATATAGTGTCCATTCATTATATGAATACCATATGTTACCTTCTATCATGCGCGCCCGCGTAGCAAGAACCATGCCAACTATATTCACATGCAATACTTATGCCAACATGGTGGGGTCTATAGGTATCCACACGGACACACACACTCGCCCCATGCAATACCCATGCCAACATAAGCACCATGCCCCGTGTATAACCTGTGGATAACTTATGTAGCCTGTGGATAACTTATGCACACCTTATGCACACCTTATGCACTGCTGTGGGTATCCTGTGGATAACTTATGTAAAACCTGTGGATAACTTCGGGGGCGGGGGGCCGCGTGGCTATTGTAGTATTGTTACTGTACCCTCCGGCATACAAAATAGTAGGAAATTAGGATTGACAACTGTATCCTCATGTGTACTGTAACCTTATGTAATACATAAGAAAACACAGGTCTACCATAGGGTTGACACAAGCAGTGTAAAGGGACATGAGAATAACTTAGATAATATAGTAAATAATGCTTGACTTCTGCTTAATAATATGCTATAATAACTAGTATACTAAAGAGATAAAGATAACCAAGCGCCTTAAGGGTACTTAAGAAAACTTTAAGAATTAACTTTAAAGAAATAATTAAAGTAAATACTAAAGCATATTTAAGTATACTTAAGATAACCAAGGGGTATATTTTGAGTAACGAAAAGCAGCCTGTAGTAAAAAAGAAAGGCAGACCCAAGAAGAAAGATGTTGTGTCAAAAACAACAGGCAATAGGAATAAGGTAGGTCGTCCTAAAGGTGATGCTTCAATCATCAACGACTATAAAGCTAGGATGCTTGCTTCCCCTAAGTCTAGGAAGGTCTTGGACTCTATATTGTCAGCAGCCTTGGACGATGATCATAAGAATCAAGCAGCGGCTTGGAAGCTGTGTATGGATAGATTACTGCCCGTTAGCTACTTTGAGAAAGATAAGGCAACTGGTGGAAAGAGTGCAATCAATATATCAATCACAGGCGTGGGTGGAGAAACTACTATCATCTCAGGCGGTAACGAACAAGAACCCATTGAAGGGGACTACACTGATGTCGAGCATTGATCAAGAGCTAAAGTACTTTGCTAAAGCAGAGTTTGCCTGTCAGTACACAGGTGAGAATGAAATTAAAAATGATTTCTTAATAAAACTTGATAGCTTGCGCGATGTCTGTGGTTTCCCTTTTATAATAACAAGTGGTTTTAGATCAAAAGACCATCCCATTGAACGAAGCAAGGAAAATTTAGGAACTCATGCCCAAGGTATTGCCGCAGACATTAAAGTTAGCAACGGAACACAGCGTTACAAGATTGTTGAGGAAGCTATTAAAATGGGCTTTTCAGGAATCGGAGTTGCTTCTAACTTTATTCATGTTGACATCCGCGACTTGGACACTAACGAGTCTCCTGTAATGTGGACGTACTAATTGGCTGATTTAAAGGTTGAGCTACTACCTTGGCAGCAGACAGTATACGAAGACAAGACACGCTTTAAGGTCATAGCAGCAGGTAGACGTACAGGTAAGTCACGATTGGCTGCTTGGGCTTTAATACTTAACTGTTTGTCAGCTAAGAAGGGTCAGGTGTTCTACGTAGCTCCTACACAGGGACAGGCTAGGGACATCATGTGGCAGATGCTGCTAGAGCTAGGCAACCCTGTTATCTCTTCAAGCCATGTCAATAACCTACAGATCAAGTTTATTAATGGCGCACTCCTGACACTTAAGGGCGCAGACAGGCCGGAGACCATGCGTGGTGTCAGCCTTAAGTTCTTAGTCATGGATGAGTATGCAGATATGAAGCCAGAGGTGTGGGAGCAAATCCTACGTCCGGCTCTTGCGGATCAGAAAGGTGATGCAATGTTCATTGGTACGCCAATGGGTCGCAACCACTTCTATGACCTATATTCATACGCAACCATTAGTGAAGATGATACCTTTGTAGGCTATCACTTTACAAGCTTTGATAACCCACTGCTAGACCCTGAAGAGATTAGAGCCGCTGAGAAGTCAATGTCAGCCTTTTCCTTCCGACAGGAGTTCATGGCATCCTTTGAGGCTCACGGTAGTGAACTGTTTAAGGAAGATGATGTCAAGTTTAGTGAAGAAGAGCCTAAGGAAGGTGAGTTTTACATTGCAGTGGATTTGGCGGGTTTTGCTGACGTACAAAAAGTAACTACTAAAACAAACAGGCTTGACCAAACGGCCATTGCAGTTGTTAAAGCAGGTGTTGATGGTTGGTGGGTTGCTAATATTATACATGGGCGTTGGGGCGTAGAAGAGACTGCTAGGAAAATCTTTGAAGCAGTTAGAGACTACCGTCCACTAGCTGTAGGCATTGAGAAAGGTGCTTTAAAAAACGCTGTACATCCATACTTAAATGACCAGATGAAAAAAAATCAACGGTTTTTTAGAGTAGAAGAACTTACACACGGTAACAAAAAGAAAATAGATAGGATTGTGTGGGCTTTACAAGGCCGTTTTGAACACGGTAACATCACATTAAACAAAGGTTCTTGGAACAGTCAATTTTTAGATGAGTTATTTCAATTTCCTAACTATTTAGTTCACGATGATTTAATAGATGCCTTAGCATATATAGACCAACTTGCAAAAGTTTCTTATGCTTATGATTATGAAGAAGAAGAATACGAATTTTTAGACAAATACGCAGGGTATTAACTATGTTAGAAGAAAAAGATGAGTTTCTTATAGAACAAGACCTAGAAAACTGGGTAATAACTAAGTGTGATTCTTGGAGAGATCATTACGAAGCTAACTATGCACAGAGGTTTGAAGAATATTACCGTTTGTGGAGAGGACAGTGGTCTATAGAAGATAGATCAAGAGAAACAGAACGCTCTAAAATTATTACTCCTGCCCTACAGCAAGCGGTAGAGTCCTCAGTAGCAGAATTAGAGGAAGCTACTTTTGGACGAGGTAAGTGGTTTGATATTAAAGATGACATACAAGACCAAGACACTCAAGATATTGAAATGTTGCGTAAACATCTTGATGAAGACTTTACAAAGAACAAAGTACGTAAAAGTGTAGCAGAGTGTCTTATAAATGCTGCTGTGTTTGGCACGGGAATTGCTGAAATTGTACTATCCGAAGAAAAAGAGATGGCCCCTGCTACTCAACCAGTTATGGGAGGAGAGCTACAGGCAGTAGGTGTAAACATACGTGAAAGAACTTGTGTTAAACTACGTCCTGTAATGCCTCAGAACTTCCTTATTGACCCTGTAGCCACTGATATTGATTCAGCCTTGGGTTGTGCTATTGATGAGTTTGTATCCTCGCACCTAGTAGAGCAGTCACAAGAAAGCGGAGTGTATAGAAACGTAGATATTGTTTCAGCAAGTCCTGATTTTGATATTGAACCAGATCAAGACCTAACTAGCTTTGATGATGATAAAATACGTCTTACTAAGTACTATGGTCTAGTACCGCGTCACTTGCTTGAGAAGGCTCTAAACGACGAAGACTCAGAAGAAGAAGAAATTGTTGAGTTAGATCAAGAAGACAGCAGTTCTTATTATGTAGAAGCAGTTGTTATTATAGCTAATGGCGGTACTTTGCTTAAAGCTTCCGAAAATCCTTACATGATGGAAGACAGGCCCATTATAGCATTTCCGTGGGATGTCGTTCCTAGTCGTTTCTGGGGTAGAGGGGTGTGTGAGAAAGGGTATAACTCTCAAAAGGCGTTAGACACTGAAATACGAGCTAGAATAGACGCTCTTGCACTTACTATACACCCTATGATGGCAATGGATGCCTCACGTATGCCTAGAGGTGCTAAACCTTCCATACAGCCTGGAAAAACCATACTAACTAACGGTAATCCTTCTGAAATACTACAGCCGTTTAACTTTGGTAATGTTAATCAGATTACTTTTGCACAAGCAGCAGCCTTGCAAACAATGGTACAAACATCTACAGGCGCTGTTGATTCTGGCGGTATATCCGGTGGTGTTAATGGAGAAGCTACAGCTGCAGGTATCTCTATGTCCCTTGGTGCTATTATTAAGAGACACAAGCGTACTTTAATTAACTTCCAAGAATCTTTTATTATTCCTTTTGTTACCAAAGCAGCTTGGCGTTACATGCAGTTTGAGCCTGAAATGTATCCGGTAGCTGATTACAAGTTCCACACCTCTAGTTCACTAGGTATTATTGCGCGTGAGTACGAAGTAACTCAGCTAGTCCAGTTGTTACAAACCATGTCTCCTGATACTCCCATGTATCCTAAGCTAGTTATGTCTATCATTGATAACATGAACCTATCTAATCGTGAAGAGCTTATTAGAACACTTGAGCAAGCCAATACTCCTAATCCTGAAGCACAACAAGCTGCACAACAGGCTGAACAAGCAGCTCAGCAAGCACAGTTGGCTTTTCAAGCTTCCCAAACTGCCGCGCTTAACGGACAAGCACAAGAGTCAGTAGCAAGGTCACAGAAGTTAACAGTTGAAGCACAGGTTATACCACAGGAGCTTGAAATTGACAGGATTAAAGCTGTAACAACTAACCTAAGAGCAGGTGACGCTGATGATAAAGAGTTCCAGAAGCGTATTGAAATGTCTAAACAAATGCTTAAAGAAAGAGAAATAGCTGTTAAGGAAGGAGCTAATAGCAATGTCTAGGACTACTCCGGCAAAAGGTAAGGCTAAGGTTAAAATTACATCTGGAGGTAAGAAGGTAAGCTACGGACAATCAGGTAACGCTAGTGGTGGTGGCCCAAGGGTAAAAGCAGGTACATCTAAAGGAGATGCGTATTGTGCTAGAAGCCTTGGCATTAAAAAGGGTGTTTCTAAAGATAAACAGAACGACCCTAACACCCCTAACAATTTATCACGCAAGCGTTGGAGATGTTCTGGCGCTCAGTCTAGGAGATAGTTATGTACGGAAGTAAACCACCAAAGAAAAAAAAGAATACAGTTTCATTACCAAAGCGAGGACAACGCGTACTGAAGAGTAAGAAGAGCAGAGGGAAATGAAAGGACAGACTCACGGTGGTAAAGGTAGCACTCCTAGAAAAACTGATCCAAAGAAGTTTTCAGAAAACTACGATGCTATTTTTAAAAAACCTAAGAAGGAGAAGGAAGATGAAAGGCGTTAAGCATTATAAAAAAGATGGTACAATGCATACAGGGTCTAGTCATAAAATGGCTGACGGTACTTTACATACCAATAAGTCTCATACTAAGACAAGTGCAAAACTTTTTCACTTTAAAGATTTATCTACAAAAGCTAAAAGCAAAGCAAAAGGTAAATAAAATGGCTAAAGGATTATACGATAACATCCACGCTAAACGTAAAAGAATAGCAGCCGGTAGTAAGGAAACAATGCGTAAGGCAGGAGCCAAGGGTGCGCCAACAGCAAAAGCTTTTAAAAAGGCTAAGAAAACAGTAAAGAAATAGCTTGACTTTTACTTTATTATATGATATAATATGTAGAGTAACTACCTTAACAACTGTCCTTATGGAGAAACAGTAAATGAAAGATAAAGAACTTGAAGAATATTATAACACATATCGCGGTTTGTTTGCAAGCGAAGGTTTTAAACTTTTAGTACAAGACCTAACAAACAACGCAATGAATATTAATTCTATTGAAGCTACTAAAGATGCAAACGACATGTACTTCCGTAAGGGGCAAATGTCCATTGTCGCAAGCATTATAAATTTAGAGCAGCAAATAGTCGCAGCAGAAGAAAGTATTGAAGCAGCAGAGTTAGAAGAAGAAGAGTAATGAGAGCCATCTATGAGTTTCGCTGTGAAGATGGACATACAAATGAAAGGTACACTGATTCTGAGTGTACCCATATTTCTTGTTTAGACTGCGACAAAAAAGCAAACAGAATTGTAAGTGCTGTGCGATCAAAACTTGATCCTATTTCCGGTGACTTTGAAAGCGCCACTAGAAAATGGATGAAGAACAGAGAGCAAAAACTACAACTAGAGCGCAAGGCCAACTCTTAACTAAGAAGCTTTGTATAATACACCTCCATAATGAGAATACTCACGGAGTTTAATAATGGCAACACTAATAGACGAGCGTACTGAAAAAGAAGAAGATAACACAGGAGAACAAATAAGTCAACTTACAGCGGAACCTGAGTTACAGGAAACTCCCCAAGAAGACATCCCCGACAAGTATAAAGGAAAGTCAACTGCTGACATCGTAAGGATGCATCAAGAGGCTGAAAAGTTACTTGGCAGACAAAGCAGTGAAGTAGGGGAGTTACGTTCAGTTGTTGATAACTACATTCAGACACAACTCGACACCACAACACAAACAAGTCCCGAACCTGAAGAAGACGTAGATTTTTTTAGTGATCCAGAGAAGGCGGTGGAAAAAGCAATTAGAAACCACCCTTCAATTAAACAAGCTGAAGCAGTAACTCAGCAGTATAGACAGTCAACAGCCCAAGGTCAGCTACAAGAAAAACACCCTGACATGCAAGCTATTTTGACGGACTCTAAATTTGTTGATTGGATCAAATCGTCAAAAATTCGTACACAGCTTTTTGCACAAGCAGATGCACAATATGATTACGAAGCTGCCGACGAGCTTTTCACTAACTGGAAAGAACGTAAGCAAGTAGTAACTCAATCAGCTGCTAATGAAAAAGCTAGTCGTAAAACCGCAGTTAAGGCAGCCTCCACAGGTAACGCCAAAGGCAGTGGTGAAGCGGCAAAGCGAAAAGTCTACAGGCGTTCAGACATTATTAAACTTATGCAGGACAACCCTGAAAGATACTTAGCTTTAAGTGATGAAATCATGCAAGCATATCAAGAAGGAAGAGTCCGAAACTAAACTCTTTAAGGAAGTATTATCATGGCAACATCAGTATATCCCGCCACAGGCGGTTTCGTAGACAACACTAGCGCAGCTAAGTTTATTCCAGAAATTTGGAGTGACGAAGTTATTGCTGCATACAAGCAAAACTTAACTTTAGCTAACCTTGTTAAAAAAATGAGCATGTCAGGCAAGAAAGGCGATACTATTCATATCCCTAAGCCTGTACGTGGCGTTGCTACTGCTAAGGCAGCTAACACTGCTGTAACTGTACAGATGAATGTTGAGTCTGAAGTCCTTGTAAACATTGACAAGCACTTTGAGTTCTCTCGTATTATTGAAGACATTACTGAAGTACAAGCTTTAGCTTCTCTTCGTCAGTTCTACACAGGTGATGCAGGTTATGGCCTAGCCAAGCAAGTAGATGATGACTTGTTTGCTTTAGGTAAGAAGTTTGGAGATGACAACGGTTCTGGTTCTGATTATGTTCACAGCAACTGTCGTTTCTTTGATGCTTCTACTGGTCTTACTGCTTATGCAGTTGACACTGTAGCTGCCGGTGACGTATTCACTGACGCAGGTTTCCGTGCTGCTATTCAGGTTCTTGACGATGCAGACACCCCAATGGACGGACGTAGCTTTGTTGTACCTCCTTCATTGCGTAACACTATCATGGGCATTGATCGTTACATGTCTTCTGATTTTGTAGATGGACGCGGTGTTAAGAACGGTCAGATTGGCAACCTATATGGCATTGACGTATTTGTTTCTAGCAACGTCCCTGTTATTGAAACTGCTTCTGCTAACTCAGCAGGTGGTGACATTAAAGGTGCTATGTTGTTCCACAAAGACGCAATGGTTCTAGCAGAGCAACAAGCTATTCGTTCTCAGACTCAGTACAAGCAAGAGTGGTTAGGTACTCTTTATACTGCTGACACTCTGTACGGTACTCAAGTACTACGTCCAGAAGCAGGTCTTGTTCTAGCTGTAAATGGCTAAGTAACAAACTAGGGGGGATTCTTAGGAGTCCCTCCTTCCTTTTCTTTTGTTTTCTTAGGAGCTATTAATGGCTATATTCAGAGGTAACGGTGGTGCAGGTGATTCTAACACAGACGCTACAGTATCCGCAGTTACAGAACAGGCTGTCATAGCTACTACGAAAGCAAGTGAAGCAGCCGCTAGTGCATCAAGCTCTAGCACTTCCGCAAGTACTTCTACAAGCAAAGCTTCAGAAGCTAGTACTTCCGCAACTAATTCAAGCAACTCTGCTACAGCCTCAGCTAACTCAGCTACGGCATTAGCAAACTCAGTTACAGCATCAGCTAACTCAGCTACTGCTTCCGCTAACTCAGCCACAGCAGCCGCAAGCAGCGCATCTAATGCCTCTGGTACATTGGCTAATGCTGCACTTAAAGCTAACAATCTTTCTGACTTAGCAAGTGCTTCTACAGCACGTAGCAACTTAGGCTTAGGTACAGTAGCCACTACAGCCGCTAATGTATATGCTACGGCAGCTCAGGGAACTAAGGCAGATAATGCTTTAGTAGCATCTACCGTCTCATCTTACGGAGCTACGCTTGTAGACGATACAGATGCTGCCGCAGCCAGAAGCACTTTAGGCTTAGGTACAGTAGCCACAACAGCAGCTAGTGCATATGCTACAGCAGCTCAGGGAACCAAAGCAGATAATGCTTTAGTAGCTTCTACTGTATCATCTTTTGGTGCTACATTAATAGATGACGCAAATGCCGGAGCAGCCAGAAGCACTTTAGGCTTAGGTACAGTAGCAACTACAGCAGCTAGTGCATATGCTACAGCAGCGCAAGGCACAAAGGCAGACAATGCTTTAGTAGCATCTACCGTGTCTACCTATGGTGCTACGCTAATAGATGATGCTAACGCAGGTGCAGCTAGGACTACATTGGGCTTAGGAGATGTTGCTACTACAGCAGCCTCAGCTTATGCTACAGCAGCCCAAGGCGCTAAGGCAGACTCAGCTTTACAATCCAACTCAACTTTAAACGCAGACAACATGACTTCCGGTACGCTACTAGGTGGAACATACTAAAGGTATATAACTATGGCAACAAAAATTGTAACTAAAAATAGCTCCACAGCAGGTAGCGCACCTTCAGCAAGTGATCTTGTACAAGGTGAACTAGCGGTAAACGTAGTTGACAAACGACTGTATACTGAGAACAACTCAGGCGCTATTGTTGAGCTAGGCACTAATCCTGCAGGTGCTGTAAACTTTGCGGCAGACGTAACCTTTGCTAATGGCGCAGATATCATCACGGCTTCAGCAGGAACAAGCAACTTCCGCGCAGGTGTCAACGCA